TACACCGTTAATCAAAGCGTTAGCATTGCTTGCGTCAACACGGACGCCATTATTGCCGCTGGAATCCAGCGGATTATGTAAATTTTCCATTTTTTTGTCTTTCAATTACGTTTTTAAAACAGATAGGAGCTTGTTTAGCCCCGTAGTTACATCGACAGAGTCGCTCATGTCGCTTCCAGCAGAGTCACTCATGCTAGGCGTGGCAGAGTCACTCATGCCACTTTGAAAGTCTTTAATCAGGCTGCGCGCTTGAGAGCGCGACATGCCAGACTTGGTTAAACTCGCTTCCATCCGCTTTAATGCTTGAAAAGCTTTCGTGTCTTTATCTTTGTCTTCGGCAACCACATCAGCGGGCAGGAAATCATCGGCCAGCCCCTTATCAACGGCCTGTGTGCCATTAAACCACGTCTCACCGTCCATCCATGAAGCGGCGGTTTTTACATCAACACCGGCTCTCTCCGCATAAAGCCCCGCCATAGCCTCATCAAAGGGAAGCATCATGCTTGCGGCTTGTGCCAAATCATGCCGGTTGCCCGCAGCAACAACCCACGCATTATGCACCATCAAAAACGCCGCCTTGCCAATCTGCACCTCATCACCAGCCATGGCAATAAGGGAGGCCGCAGAAGCCGCCAAGCCCAGTACCCGAACCGTGACCTTGGCCTGATGCGCACGCAACAAATTATAAATGGCAATCCCTTCAAAGAAATCACCACCAGGCGAATTAATGTCAACGGTAATATCCTTGTTGCCAATAGAGCGTAACGCCGCCTCAATCCGCTTGGCCGTCACACCGCCGCCCGTCCAGTAATCCTCACCGATAACATCCAAAATTGTAATCGTGCTGCTATCGCTCTTGGCCGAGACAAGGGCTTTATTCCACTTGTCATATGCCTTTATTTGCGGCTCATCTCCCCGTGCATATGCCCTAAACTGGCTGGCCTCAATCATTGGCAGTTGTTTCAAACTCATTTTCTCTTTCCTTATTCGTTAAAGCGTTTGGCGCAATTTTCTTTCTCGGCAAGTCCATTGTCTCGCGTACCTCCTCATAATCCATCCATGGTTGATGCCCGCCCGAGCCTAACGCCTTGGCAAAAAATTCAGCCTGATCTTTCATGCTTCCACGCAACAGCGCACCGGCATTGAATTTGACTTCCAGTCTTTCCCGCTCATTCTCACCCATGCAGGCGCGTTTGATTGCCTGTTCCCATGCCGCAAACCACGGGTTTAAAGCATAACGGACAAAAATCTGCCCCAACACATCAATACCCGACCCCCAACTGGTATCATCAAGCCCCAAAAACGGACGTGGCACACCAAAAACGCGGCCTATTTCCTCAATTTGCAAGGCACGAGCTTCCATTTGCTGGCTATCACGCGCACTTGAGGTAAATTGCTGCGCACTCATCCCTTCTTCAGTAATCAGCCATTTACCGGCATTGGCTGAACCCGCATAATAAGCCTCCATTGAGGCTTTCAGCCGATCATAAGCATCTTGCCCCAATTTGTCCTTATGACTTAACATTCCACCTAACAGCATGCCGTTCTTGAAAAATTGAAGCTGCGACCTCTCAAGCTCTATTGCCAGTGCAATAGCCTTGGCCGCTGCCTTGACCATGGAGCGTCCAGAAAGCCCATCTTCACTATCAGCATAGACATGCAGCATATCTTGCGGCTTGATTATCTTTTTAGCCCCGCCTTCTTGCGTGTAATAATACTCAACCGCCCAATTCTTGCCCTGTTTGACTTCCACCTTATCCGGCTCAAGTGGTACCAGCTTGATAATCCGCCCCATAGAGCGCACAACATAAGCATAGGCATTGCCATGGACAAGCGCGTTTCGTTGCATAAATGCACGAAAATTGAACGCTGTCTGCCAATCATTGGGCATGGCATGCAGCAATTTAAATAAAGGTTGTTCACGTGCCTTTTCTTTTGTCTCACCATCAATCACATGCAAAGGCAACATGGCAATCGCATAAGAAATCAGCGAAACACAACGGAAAACGGCCGTATTTTCCATAGCCTGATTGACTGTCACCCGCTGCTCGCCACCGCCGCTCAACATTTCATAAAATTGTGCACTTTGTGCGTGCAAAAGGCGTGGGCCTTTATCGCGCCGAAAGAAATCAAAAATTGCCATCAAACCACCAATAGCCCGCGTGTTTCATAAATCGAATTGCCTTTAGCCTTCGGCATCCTCATCATCATTGTCACAGCATCAAACAGTGCCATGGCAGGGTCAATCTTGGCATCACCGGCACTTTGCTTGGTTGCCCTGATACCGGTTGCCGTTGGCTCAATCTTCAAATTGCCTACACACCACGCCATCATGCTACTTCCTGCATGCCATAAAGTGCCATTGGCAAGCTTGCGTTCTGCTGTTTTCAGCGCATTCATCATCCATTGCCCTTGTGGCACACCGGCAAGAACACCGTCATCTTGTGTCACGCCTATATCTGCCAGATTTTCGATCATCTCACCCAATCCCGCTGGGTCAACCGCCACATGCGCCAATTTGCCCTGCTCTTTTATGCTGGAAATAATCTCAATAATGGCACTGATGTCTGCTAACTGGTCATCCACAATCGTCAAATCACCATCTTGGGCAAAATCCCTTAAATGTGAGGCAATTGACTTGCGCCGCTCCAACACGCCCTCATGCGCCCAGGCATGACACCATGAAAGCCAGCGCGTCTTTTCTATCTCATCCTCGCCCTCAACAATCCTTGTCCGCTCGCGCCCCAATACACATAGCCCAAACAAATCATCCAAGCCGCCGCCATCAATGCCAACAACAACCGCTTCACTACGCTCACAGACTGTTTCAAAGTTGAGGCTTTTATCCGTCTGTCTTGCCCAAAATTCCGCCCCCGCCCAGCGATTGGAGCGCAAATTCTGCCCAATCTCGACATTCAGGTGCTTGGCAAGAAATGTCCGGCGGTTGTGCTCATCAGAATTTTCCGACAGCTTGTTCGATATCCATTCCCGATTGACCGAGCGTCCCATATTCGGATTGGTCATATGAAAGTTTTCTTCCTTCAGATAACTCCCATCATCAATCATCCGCTTTGGAAACTCATATAAAACACCCATTCGTGTCTTGTTTTTTATCTTGCCATCGCGCAAATCACGATAAAAATCCAGCTTCTCCTTAAAAACACCCGCTGGCGGGTCATCAGCCTGTGTACTTAAGTAAATGACAAAGCCTTCTGGCCTTGAGATCAATCCACCCGTTGCCTCCTGCAACATCTGCGCTCCATTGGCCTTTTTTCCAAATAACCAAAGCTCATCAATCAAAACAAAGGAGGTCTTCTTGCCAGAAGAAGTATTCGGATCAGCCGCAACAACTCTTAATGTCGAGCCATTGCCAAGATGCCTGATCGTCTTGATATGATCATGCACACTTAAAATCTCTCTCAAACCTTCATTCGCCTTGATCATCGCCGCTGCCGGTTGAAAGGCATTGCCCGCAACCTCAACTGTCGGGGCTAAAATCAGCAACTCGGATAATGGGCGATCATTGAGCAACAACGCCGTTATCATAATCCCCGCCGCGATGGTCGATTTGCCGTTCTTTTTCGATATCAGCAAGAAAAATTCCTCAACCAACTGCTTTTTGGCGTTAACATCATACGCACCAAAAATAGCAGCAACAAAATCAAATACCCACTCGCCACACACATCGCCAAAAGTTACCCCGTGACCCGCATCAACCATATGCAGGCTTTTAAAAATCATCAAAGCATGTTCGCCCTGCTCAGGAAATAACGGCTTGATCGGCACAAGGCTTTTGCCCGCTACTATCCTCTCCTCCCAATCAGGCAGGGATGTATCCCAATCAAGAGTTTTGCGATCAGTCATTATTAACCACCAGTGCTATCTTGTTACGGTTTAAGGCATAAATATTGCTCGACTGTTTGGCCGCCTCTTCTTGCGCCTCTTTCTTGCCAAGCTTTCTATCCGCCGCTTTCTCATGAATATACCCCGCCGCCGCAATCGCCATCCTGTCACGCCTTACCTCATCAGCCCCAGCATCACGCATCACAGCCAGCATGTAATCCAGCGGCATCATATCGCTTGAGCCTTTAATCGGCCATGCTACCTCACCCGCACAGGGTTTTTTTGCCTTGCCTTTCGGCACCGGCGCGGGCTTTGTACTTGGCCGCCCAGCACCCGATCTAAAACCACCTCTTGCCATTTTATTTTCCTTGATTTTTTCGTCCACTAACCATCTGATTTTATTGATAAAAACACCTCTTTGATTTTGACAATAAAATCAAACAGCAATAAAAAATCTCTCCGTGAGTAGGACGCTGGGGTCTAAGGATTTGATATATTTAAACTTTTTACCCCCCTCCACCCCTTTATCATCGCCTGCGCCGTTCCATGCTCTTCTTGGTCGTATCGTGACATTGGCGGCATAAGCATTGCAGATTTCCCTTATCCCAAAACAACGCCTCATTGCCCTTGTGCGGTATGATGTGGTCGGCGACAAGCTTGGCTGTCTGTCCCTCAAGCTTGCCACACATGGCACAGGTGAAGTGTGCTTTCTCTATGACCTTCCATCTCAAGCGTTGCCAGCGTGCTGTCTTGTAAAGCTTGCGCCATGTCACATCACGGTCACGCTGCCTTGACCGCTCGCGTGTATCTTGTGCCACAGATACCAGCATCGGCCTAACCACTTTCAAGGATGTTTTTACCGTTTGCAATCTTGCCATGATAACACCGCGCAACAAAAAGCCGCTGGCAAGAACCAACGGCTTTAAGTCTTCAACCCACAATTCACAAATGAAAGGAAACGAACCACCAGACACACTTCGACAGCTCGACCATGCGTCATTAATTCATTTCTGACATATGTTTGTCAATAAAAAAATGAAGGGGGGGGCAGATTTTTTTAACGAAACAGTAAGGGGAATTGTTTGAAGGGCGTTTTCAAACAATTTAATGCCCTTAACATATTGATATTATTAATAAATAAATTGAGAAAATCGAATAATTCAATAATTCAGTATATAGATGTGAAAATACAACTTTTATTTACAAAGAAAGCAACATTTGCAATAAGAGTTGCAAAAAGGGGAAGGGGATAGGTGAAAAATTGAATTATTTATATATATCTATATATTATCTATATATATCAATAACTTAACCCCTTTAAATAGTTTGATTTGGGTTGCGAACTATTTAAAATGATTAATGATTTCAATAAGTTAAAAATCGAATAGTTTGATTTGGGGTTCAAACTATTCGATTTTTCTAATATACTAAAAAACATTTTTTGCGTTTTTTTGCAAAAAGCTGAAAAAAAACAAAAAACCGCCTTTTGTTTAAAAAGGCGGTTTTTAATCATCAATGGAGTTTCAAGGATTATTTTTTGCAACAAAAATGGCGGTCGAGGGCGTTAAGGGCAAGTCGCAATGTACCGACCATGTGGGGCAGTTCCAAATCATCAATAACCAGATATTGCAGCGCGGCATAAAGGTTCTCATGAGGCGCGTCAAATTGCGCTTCCTTGAGTGCTTGTCTCATCGCCTCATAGCGTGCCTTGTCACGCTTGACAGCCTCTTCCTGATTTTGTTCGTCTGACAGCCCTATCCGTTCTTCATAATGTGCTGCTGGTGAGCCTATTGCCCGTAGCCAGTTATTGCGTATTTGCAAAAAGGTCAAGGCTGCCTGATATTGCGCGTACGACAGGCCATCATCTTTACCCAGCCGATTAAGCCGCCCGATATAGGTGGCAAGGCGTGGGTCGCGTGCTTGCTCCACACTTACCCCCAATTGCCGCGCTCGCACAACCAAGGCCAATCTATCGGCTGGCTCGCGCACGCTACGTGCCCGGCTGATACGTCCATTCGGCTCCCTTGGCCTGTTGGGGATGATAGGTGGCCGCCCCCGCCGTCCCCGCCTGGCCTTCAATCGCCCCGCCTTTGACCCTGCCTTGGTTACAGTCATTCAAATCACCTCATGAGCCCTGTTGACATGCCTGTAAACATACCGTGAACACTGTTTAATATCAAGGAAACACCGCCAATATACTGATTTTTCATAAAAAGATGAGGTCGAGAAATTTCAGGAATATTCCTGCACTTTCCTGCCTTTTCCCAAAGGCAGAAACACCGCCAATATTGAGGCGAAAACAAAAAAGAAAAGGGGAAAGTTGTTGACTTATATTATTCTACGTTGTAGATATATAAAGGTAAAAGAAATCATTCTTTTACAAAACTGAAAGGAAGGTGAGAGATGTGAACAAACCCAAGAAAATAAAGGTTAGGATTAAAGTTAAAATCTTCATTTGCACAGTGAAACTAACTATAATCTTATAACCTAACGGGGTGGAGAGAAATCTCCATCCCACCTTGGGTAAAGCATCTCACCTTCCTTTGCAGATTGAAGGGTACTATATCATGAATAATGAACAATTCAAGGCTTGGCGTAAAAAATTAAATCTTACCCAGCAACAGGCCGCCGATGCCTTGGGCGTTTATGCTCGTACCATTACCAATTATGAGCGTGGGTCTCGCTATGAGGATGGTCGAGCGGTCAAAATCCCCCGCTCCATAGCCCTCGCCTGTGCTGCTATCGAGGCCGGCCTCAACCCTGTTGGGGAGGAGTAAAACGAGCGGCTATCTCACCATTTTATAGCTAACGCTTGGCTTGGTTTTTGTTGTTTTCTCTATTCTCGTCACTTGACCAGCTACACACAGCCCCGCTAACAGGTCTTTTAGCTCAAAAGCGCGGATAGAGTGGCTTAGATGCCGCAACAGGTCTGAATGCGATATTTTTCCACCATGCTTTTTGATTATTTTCCTGATTTTATTTATGTCCCTCTCCTTCTTGCTTAATGTAACCCGCTTGTGCCTTGTCCGCATTGCTGTCTCTAATGCCAAGATTGAGGCTTTCATTTCCTCAATCTCACTGCGCATCACCATTTGGGAGGCAATTTCTCCAACCGCTCTTTCAAGCAGTCGCCAGCGGTCAACAAGCTTTGCCGTAAATTCCGGTGAAAGTTGTGCAACAACGATATAGCTATCACGCTCGACAAGACGATAGACTTTTACCGTTTGTCCAAGGTGATTTTTAACTTCCTCAATTTGAGGAAGTATGATTTCTCGCTCTATCAAATTCTCAATTGTTCTTTTCACATTATCATGCCGCTTTTCTACCAGTTCGGCAATTTCACGGCTCGACATGGTAAGTTCTTTTAAATCGCTTGTTGGTACAATTGCATTTATCATTTGTTTTTCTCCTTTATGTTTCCCCCAGCCTGTAGCTAATGCCTGTCTTTGTCGTTGTCTTCTTTTCTATTCTTGTCACTTGACCGGCCTCGCACAAGCCAGCCAGCAATCCCCTCAATTCGTAAGAGGGGATAGAGTGGCCTAAACGCCGCAACAGGTCTGAATGTTTCAGATCTCCCTTGTGGGCTTTCAGGGTGCGGATAATCTTTTGCGCCTTGGCTTGGGTTTCATTCTCGGCCATATGGTCGGCGGCACCCTCAACCATGAAATCAGCCGAGGTTCTGGCGATTTTGATGCCATAGTCCAAATCCTCTCGCCTCACATTGTCGCGCCCGCAGCCAATGGCGATGATGGTGGCAATGCGCAACGCCATTTCAGCCGTGCGCACATAAAACTCCTTGGCAAAAGCGTTTTTCTTGCGCAACTCCGCAATTTCTTTTGCAAAGGCCTTATAGTGTTCCCCCGCCCCATCTGCACACCAGCCCATTACAACCAGCCTGTCCTCAACTGTCGGATCGGCTTCGGCGTCATTGCGCCATAAAGCCGCCGTCTCGCCCAAATGGTTATAAATCCGTTTCAAGCCATCAATAATCGATTGTGGCACATGGCGGGCATTTTGTTCAGGCTCGACTTCCTCTTGTCCGTCACGCCCGCGAATAGCCAAAAAGCGGTTCAATGTGCCATCCTCCACCTGTGCGCCTGACATTGCGCCATAAAATTGCTCAGGCGTTGTCGCGCCAAAAATGGATATGGACGGGCTGTGAATAGCCACACTTTCATAAGAAACCGCCTCTGGTGTCATATAGGTTGCAAAGGAGGATGACCACATCGAGCGCAAGATTTTAGGAATGGCATTTTCATGGGTACTGCCCCTTCTCGACATCACCCGTTTCATAAAACCGCCAAACTCATCCATCGGGCAAATGGACAGCGGCTTTTTCTTGATAAACTTGACCACGGCTTGGGCGGAGGCAAATTCATCCGGTCCCAAATGCTCCTTCATACCGGCAGCGTTCCGTCCTTGCCTGTGCCGGTATCTGCCATCGCCAGTGTATAAAGATGGGTGCCAGACATGGTCGGGCTGGCAAATTGCCGTCCTGCAACGGTACCGACAATACCCAACGCCGCGCCAATGGCAAGCTCTGGCTGGGGGTAGCGTGCGGTTGAGACAATCCATCTGGCTATCTTGCCCACCAAACCTTGCGGATACTCAACCTCACCAATCAAAACCGGCTCTGGTTGCACCTCTGGCTCCTCCTCCTCCAGTCGCACGATCTCGCCGGTATCCTCATCGGCAAATTCGCCATTGCCTATATCAATGTAGGATTTCGTTCCCTCGGCCAAACGTTTCTTTTTCTCAAAGGACAAATCAATTTCTGGCGTTATATCCTGTGCATTTTGGATATAATCAGGCGGGTTTCGCGGATTTTGTCGACTATAGCAAAAACCATTTCTGATTGCTCTTTCACTCTCCTGGCTTCCCAATCCTATTTGTCGCGCCGTGGCAAACAGGATTTCACGCATGTCGCTTTCATCAACAAAGCCTGCCGCAACCATTGAGCCTATTTTCAAGGAGACATCAAGCAGTGTTTTGTTACGCACGCCCTCTTGCGCAACCTTTAGCCGTCCAAGTTCTCCATTGATAACAGCATCAATCCATTTTTGCTCCCGTTTATTATCCGGCTTTATAGAGGAAACATTAATGTAGGCAGGCGGGCGATTTCCCTCTTTCTCATCTTGTCTGCTTTTTCCCTCGCCCAAAATTCCTGCCAGCCAATCAGGCAGGATGGGCGCGTTGACCAAATCCTCCAGCTCACCTTGATATTCATATTCATCGCCAGACGGTAATATCATGTTGGGCGCAACAACATAGCCGCCGTCCCCGCGCACATCAATACCAAACGGCAAGCCGCCGGTTCGGTTCGTTCTTGCCTCTCCCGCTCTTTGACGAAAATAAAAATGTGTCCCCTCGCTTTGTGTACCAACTACAGGGACTTTTGCAAAATCAAAACCATTTTTATTGCATAAATCGGCAAAGTTATGATTGCCATGCTGCGCCTCATCGTCATATTCTTTTACATCGCAATCCATGACGATATGGCCGGACTTGCCAAGGTCGATGGCGGCGACAAGACCAGGCTTGTTCTTCCACATCTGCCGGATTTTAGCTTCATCACAGGTTGATTGACTTTTCCACGCAACAACCGGCTTTTTTCCCGCACAAGGAAAGACATGAAAGCCAAGGCGCGCCAGTTTCAAGGCATTCCCAAGATTATCCTTTTCAGCCACGCAATTCGTCCTTCAACGCCTTCCTGTAGCCTGCCACCAGACGGCGGCAAAATTCCTGCCACTCCTCCACACTCAATTTTGCCATATCCGTCTTGGCCAACTGCTCCAAAAACGCGCCAGCCTGCACACCTCCCTTGAAAACAGCCCGCTTTTCCACCCTGTTAAACTCATCCCTCGTCATATCTTTTGTCTCCTTGGCCAAGCTCAAACATTCAGGGTCATCACACACCCACAAAGTGGGTGATTGGCGCAAATTTGGATTGACCTTGACACCCAAGCCCGCCTCCTGTCTGGCGCAAACCGCACAAATACCAACTTGCCCACGCTCAATCATTGGTCAAGGCTTCCTGTTTTTTGAAGCTGCGCCCCACCACATCATGATACTTGCCCCTGGGCTTCACGCTAATTGTCGCAGGGCATGTCAATTCACCACGGCGCGAAAAAGCCTCCTGCGCCATTTTTGGAAAAGGCAATTGCCCACCATGCAATCGCCACCATTCGCGCGCCTTCAATCCCGGGTATCCACCATGCTCAATTGCCACCCATTCGCTATAGACACCCACGCCTGCCTGATAATTGACCCGCAAGCTGGAAGGCCTTCCATCATAACGGGCAAGCACCTGCATCCGCCACCCAACCACCGGCAATTGTGCGGGGGACACTTTCTCGCTTGATAAAATGCCAATCCGGCTTTCTGCCTTTTCCTCATGCTTGGGCTTTTCCGCCATCGGCCACTCATAGCCACACCATTTGCAACAACGCGCATTGATAGCCACCAGCTCCTTGCATTTCGGGCATGCCTTGGCACGCACATCCGCCACGTCAACCCGGCCTTCCTCATCCTTTTTGCCACCACCCCTGCGTGGGGATATTGACACACTGTCCACCGGACCATGGCGGCGGATATTGCCGGCAAAATCCAGTACCAGACAATCCTGTTTGCCCAAAGCCTGTCTTGTGCCACGCCCGACCATCTGGACATAAAGGCCGGTTGACAAGGTAGGGCGCAACATCACCAGCAAATCAATCTGCGGCGCATCAAAACCGGTGGTCAACACATTGGCATTGGTCAAGGCCTGTATCTCGCCTGATTTAAAGCGGCGAACAATACTGTCGCGCTCGCCATTTGGTGTCTTGCCTGTCACACTCGCGGCTTTAACCCCAACCGCCCGCAGGCAATCGCGCACATGTTCGGCATGGTTGACACCGGCACAAAAGACCAGCCATGATCGCCGCCCCTGTCCAAACTGGATAATCTCATTAATCGCCGCTGCGGTAATCTTGTCGCTAGCTTTCTCCAACGCGGACGGCACAAACTCCCCCCCCTTTTTTGCCACCCCCTTGACATCAATCTCGGTTATGCTTGCTCGCGATTTAAGCGGGCTTAAGTAACCATCCTCAATACCGCGCCCAATGCCATAGGAATAGACAACCTTGTCAAACAGCCGCACCTCGCCCCCATCCAGTCGCCCACTGTCCAAGCGGTAAGGCGTGGCGGTAAATCCCACCACCCGCGCATCAGGGAAATTATGATGCAACCCGTCCAACAGCCGCCTATACATGCCATTATCTTTTTCACTCACCAGATGCGCCTCATCGATGAGTATCAAATGCCGCTCGCCCAAAGCCTTTGATTTCTTGAACGCCGATTGAATACCGGCAAAAACAATCCGGCTATAGAGGTCATATTGGCGCAAACCTGCCGAATAAATGCCAGCCGGTGCCTGCGGCCATACCCGTTTTAACGCTGTAAAATTCTGCTCCACCAGCTCCTTGACATGGGTGAGCATCAACACCCGCATTGCCGGATATCGCGCCAGACAATCATGAACCATCCTGGCTATAACCATACTCTTGCCGGTGCCGGTTGCCATCTCCACAAGCGGATTGCCACCACCCTTTGCCCAATAGTCAAACACCGCCTTCAAGGCCTCTTCCTGATAGGGTCTTAGCTCAATTTTCATGATTGCTTCCCCCATCCCTCCATGTGCTGCCATCCAGCATCCGGTAGGTGACGGTCTCGTTTGCCTCGTCAACATCCACCTGCTCACCATTGACCAAAGCGGGCAAATAGAGATGGTCTGGACATCCATGTTGCTGTCTCTCATAAGAAAGCAGCCGGTCATGGCGGGCGCAATGCCAGTCGCCATTTTCAACCGGTGTTGCATGCAAACAGGTTCGGCAATGATGCTGTCTGGTCATCTTGCCTTCATGACACAGGTCATAAAACGGGCATTTAAATGCCTTGCACAAAAAATAGTCTGGGCTGTCTGAAACCCGTTCTGGCGCATGATGGGCGGCAATTATCCGCTCCGCCTTAGCCATTAAGCTAAGCGCATGGGTCACGTCATATTCTATCCGCTCACCATAAAGAGCGTCATCATCCTTGCACTTGGCGAGATAAAAGGCGCGGGTAAGCCCCATCAGGTGCATATAGCTTTGCATCTGGTCAACATGCTCAGGCTTGGCAACAGCCACACCGTGACGCGTCAATTGCTCAAAACTCTTTTTATTGTGCGTCTTGCATTCCAACAGATGCGCCGTCTTCGGGGCTTCCCGCATAGCCCTTGAAATGACCATTCAAGGCAAGTACTTTCCACTGCCTTTCAGTCTCGGGGTCGGTGTCGAGCACATCACAACCGGCATCACGCAGCCAGCCTATCATCCGCGCCTCTTCCCTGTGTCCGGTCTCAAACAGGCGCAACATCCGCCCCCCATGTGTTTCAGGCTCTGCTGCCCAGCGAAAGCGATACCATAAATACCGCTCGCACTTGTGGCCTATGGTTGAGCCGCCAATGGTCGCTGGACGGTAAGGCTTGGCTCGCACCTCTTGCGCCTTGTCTATCGCCTCTATGGTCAGCGTATGGATGGGGGGCAGGGCAACCATCACGCTATCACTTTCCGCTCTTCCAGCCGGATAGCTGTTGTTTGGCTCGGGGCTTTTCGGTACTTGTCAACATTAATGCCATCCGCCGCCAAGGCTTTCGCATCAATACTGCCCACCCGCTCGGACACGACTTTCACGGCAATATAGTTATCACCGCCAAGGCTCGTCTTATCCCCCATCAATCGGGCTATCTCCTCTTTCAACTCATTTTCAATTCCTTTGAAAAAGGCAATTTTGTCGCGTATATCAGCCAGACGATCGACAACATGCCGGTTGGCACCATCTCTTATTTGCTGCCTGAAAGGCACAAGATTATCGGTCATTGGGAAACACCTTTTTTCCAATGTTGAAATTTTCTGCTTTTTAAAGAACATGAAGTTCTGTTTTTATTCAACCTGGTCAGGTGGGATAGGTTTAACAAGTGTTGTTTTACCCACAAGGGATGAGGCACGTAAAAAAGTTTGCGTGGCCTCCCTGATGGTATAGCCTTCCAATAATTTTATGAAGAGATAGGCTTTCACATCACGTGTATTGTAAGTTTCTTTTTCCAAAATCTGCACTTGCTCATCGAATAAGCGTTTAAGTTCGTTAAAATTATTTTCCATCTTCGTTATCCTCACGTTGATTGTTGATTTTTATTAAAATGGCACGTTGTCGTCCCTTGCCCCCCCTGATGGCGATGCTCCCCCCCATGGCATCGCCCCATCAGGGGCGGGCGCATTTGCTGCTGCCCCAGCCGCTCCCCCGTCTCCTGGTGCCTTGACCCGTTTTATCTCATTCCTTGGGTCATATTCCTTGTTCTTGTCCTGTGTCACCACCACTCTGATCAGGCAGGGGATATGCAGCAACTCATCTGTATCGCGCGGTGTTTTCTTGCCCGTAGCCTCCCTGATTTCGGCAAATTGGGAATTGGCAATCGCCACAACTTGTGTATTGCTGTTCATGTTTTGCCCCCACAAATTCAGCCGCTGCCATACCAGACGGCGATCATATTCCCCGCCCTCTATCTCCCAGGTCAAAACCAGACAGTCGCCATAATCGTTATTTCTTGATATATTCTTTTTTTCGGCTTGAACAATCCGCGCCCGATACTCCCCCGCCGGTATCGGATCAAAATGACTGACTTCAGCATTCTCATCATAAGCGCCACTTAAATTAATTGACATCACACTGTCTCCTTAACCGTTGTTTGTGTTACCTGATTTTTGAAAAAATAGTCATTGAGCGCGGTAAAGCCCGCGCCCTTGTCGTAGCGCAATGTGGCGGGCATCCCGTAGCGGTTCTTGGCCGTATAGGCAGGCCTGCCTTGCGTATGGATAAGTACCACACCACCACCATCCGCCCGCGCCCGTTCCTTGTTAAAACCTGCATTCTCCGTCTTGACCGTGACGGGCTGTTTGAGGAGCAAAATCGCGTCCATCTCACGCTCAATCACCCCAACAGACTTAGCGTTCAAATCAATTTCATAACGATCATAAGACACCGTTTCAGGATCATCAAAACGTGCCACGGTTGAGTGGGCAATCAGCACCACGCACATGTCCTTGTGGTTGCGCAGCGCATTTATCGCGTCCAGAAACTCCTGCCAGACCCGCAACGCATAAACATAGCCCTTGCCATAGCCGAAATCCTCAATGTTGTTTTTGGCATTGCCTTTCTCATCACCACGCTTGCAAACTTCAGAAAAGATGAGCTTTTGCAATTCAGAAACACTGTCAACAACCACTGTTTTAAACTCGTGTTCTTCCGTATAGAGCGCACGAAACGCCTCCATCAACTGGCGAAAATCATCAATCTTGCCAAAGGAGGTTAGTTCCAAGTCCCCCGGTGTCCCATCCTCAATCTGTAAAAAGACAGGATTGGGAAACTCACTCCCCAGCGTTGTCTTGCCAATACCAGGCGGTCCATAAATGAGCACACGCGGCGGCTTGTCCGCCCGCACCTTTTTTAAGTCTGAAAGGCTTATTGCCATTGTCATTCTCCATCTTGGGTTTCAAGGTTACTGTTTTCAACAAATAATCCGCCATATGCCCCATCATCCGCAGGCTCAAACGCCATCGTCAGGGGTGCGACCTGATAAATCGCCACATGGCTCAAACCATCAGCAGGCGGCAGCCATGAAAGGTTAAGGGCTGTCACATAGCGGTCATCTTCCAACACCCGCGCTTTTACAATCACGTCAAGCAATGCCTTGACATGGTTATCAATATCAGCACGCTTGTTTTTTCGCTCCACGCCTATCACCAGCACCACATATCCCTTGACCGGCTCCACATGCTGCTGCCTGATGGCTGACAAGCCATAGGCGATAAAATCCTTGTAGGTTTTTGTCTTGACCCGCCCGCGCCCGCGCACATTGCGAAAAAGCGCATTGGTTGAGGGTGGTGTTGGCAGGGTGAAACATACGCTCTTCATTGGGTAAAACTCTCCCGTTCACGGGAAGCACCCCGTGCAAAAAACATCCATTTGTTTAAAAAATAAAATCTGGTGATCGGTTACATGGCGTTTGTCACCACATCTGCCAAAGCCGCGTCTGCCCTTTTGCCTTCCGGCGTTTTAATCAAGGCATCATAATCATCAGCACTTTGCCTCAAATACCGCTCCTCAATTTGGGCGAGGCGTTCTTGAATAGCAGGGTCAAGGTCATATTTTGCCAGCCTTAATGCTGCCTCATAAGAGGCTCTAGCCATATATGCCTCTCGCCCTTTTTGGGAGGCAATATTATTCCCCTCTGCCCATTTTTTCGCGTCCCATTTCGCACGGTTCATCATTTTTTCAATATAGGCAAGGCGTTCCTCAACAGGGAAGCTCTCCATACATACCAGATTATTGATAAGCCATTCTTTTTCTTCCCTCGAAAAGTGACAAAAATTCTCCATCTCCTGATGGCTTAAATATTTCCGCATCACTCCTTTATGAAACTCTATGACATCCTCATCGTAACACTCCGGAAACAAGCCCTCGAAAAATTCATTTTTTAATGGATCCTCCTGCTGCTCAGGATTATTCGCGGCTACATTTTTAACATCAAGATTTTTGCCATATTTTTCCCATCCCCCATTAGGTGGGCGAGGTGCATAATCTTTTGCATCAACATCAATGCCGTGCTGTCTGTCCCACTCAATGGCAAAATTATATTCAATGATGCCCGCTTGCTTTTCGGCTTCATGATAAGCCATGTCGATGATTTTTTGCTCTGTCATTTCAGGGTCATAAAATTCCCCTGTATCCATATCAAGACTGTCTGCCATAATATCCTTATAGGCCTCATCATAGATGACAAAGTGCCGTTTTGTCGTTTCATCTTGTATGAACTTGTCGCGCTGTGTAAAAATATAATTATATTCGCGTTCCAATGCGAGTATCTTCGCCCCGTCTTTCCAGAGGTCACCCTCTTTCAATCCTTCCAGTTCCTTCCTCAATGCTTTTTCTTTCGCTATTCTGGCGGCAATTTCCGGATCATACCCCTCCATGTCCGGTGTCCATTCTTGCGTCATATCCTTGTCCAGTTCCTCTTTTTCGCCTAGTGTGTCGTGACATTCTCGTATGTCTTCTCCCGCCACGCACGCAGTGCCTCCATCTGTTGAGGAGTTTTCGCCTTGAAATCGGGCATCTGGCTTAACGGCCACGCCCTCCTTTTGATTTGCATTTTCCAATGCTTTTGCGGCCTTACGCGCCGCTATTTGCTCACGCCGCGCCCGCTTCCTCTCTTCCACCTGTTTTGCCTCTTCAAGCTGACGGGCAAATATTTTTTCTTCCGTCTCTTTCACCGCCGCCAGTAATTTATTTTCGCTTACTTCAACCACGTCAACAATTTGCTTGGAAAAAGAGGCCATTAATTTGTTTGCCGTTTCTTCAACCGCTTCAAACAAAATCCCTGTCACATTCAGAAAAACTTCCTGACTTAAGCCAAGACCTGTGAGCTTATCAAAAGTTCTTTTAGACAACATATCCTTATCCTTTTCTTTTAGGAATTGAAAATTGAAGTGAAAGGGTAGCCAGCGGGGTATAGGGAGGAGAAGAGCCCCGCTGGCTGTCCGGCGCGTTTTTTTAAGGAGGAGACAAAACGCCGGATTTTGAAAAAGACTGGCCGTCCACGTGCAGGTATCATACATTTGACCCACCCGTGGACGGCCTTCCCCTGCCCGCGCTATAGTGCATTTGTGAAAACCGAAAATCACAAACACATAACAACCAACAGAGAAGAGGAATTGAGAAATGGATTGGGCGAATTTTTCACAAGTCCTTATTGGGTTGTGGGATAAAATCTTAGAAATCCTTGCCCAGCAATGGATAGGCGTTATCAGTATATTTATTGCTGTCAGAACATTCTTTTGGCAACGCCAAGACAGGCAGGAGAAAAAACGTGGCAAAAAACCATCCATCCACATAAAGCGGAAAGAGATATCCCCAATAGGTGACTGGATACCTCTTGAGTTGATATGTAGAAATGACAATGATTTTACTATCATCATTACAAAAATTTCAGTCAGTGATAAAAGTGGATTTATTTTAGGCATCGGACATTACCAACCTTACCAGCCTTTCTCTGTACGAATATCTTCATGCAAAGAAGATATAAATTCTTCAACGCTCAATGTAGAATATGTCTTGCCATCAAAGGAAACGTCGAATTTTCCGTCATTGGAAAAAGCAACAATTCTAGCAAAAAGGATTGATGTGGGAGCTGTAGAATACCCAAAAGGCGTCCTTATACGCCCATCATCAGAGGTTGAAGGGCTAAGACAGGTTGAAATTTCCTTCACGTACCATTCAACCTTACGCAAGGACAAAAAAATGAAAATTAAAGTCGCCAGCGAACCAATCAGGTTGGAAAAAAACAGCACATAAAAAACGATTTTATAATTATCCATCAACCCAACTCCTCTTGGTCAATTTCCTCACGCGCACCATCACCGCCCGACCCACCCACCACAGGCCGCGCGATACCATCAGGCCATTCAGCCCCCTCCGGCCAATGCGCGGAAAACCATCTTAACGCATCATTAAACCGACTAACGGTAATGTCCCGACCAGAACGTAAGCGTTTACAATACTGCTATCGGCTAATCCCGTGGCTTGTTGGTACACATCAACGACTTTGAGTAAATGTGAAATCTTAATCATGAAATCATTCATCGTAAATATTTACTAACATGTCAAGAGTAAAATAGAATTTATTAACGATAATTTTTATGGTGGTAATTGGGTATAATGTGAAAATGCTAGACGAAATTCTAAATCGTATAGATCAAAGGCTAGAAGCCTTAGGATTATCAGAGAGTAGGGCTGCTACCATGGCAGGACTTTCTAATTCGGCTATCCGTGGAATTAGACGCGCCGTTCGGGAGGGAAACCTTGACCATGGCGTATCAACAAAAACACTAGCTGCCCTTGCCCCTGTTTTAGAAACAACGATTTCTTGGTTGGCGGAAGGCATGGGTTCAGATGGGGAAGACTTGGAGGTTAACCGTACCGATGTCCCCCTCATTTCATCCGTCAGCGCAGGCCAGCCCTTCTTTCAAGAAGGCATTGATGATTTTTCCGATTTCCCCACCATTGCCGTCTATGACCTCCCCAAGGGCGAATGGGTCGCTTTACGCGTTGACGGGCTGTCGATGAGTAAAATCAGCCCGCCTGATAGCATTATCCTCGTCAATATGGCCGATAAAGAGCTTATCACCAACGCCTATTATATCATTATGGATGAGGCAGGTCAGGTCACCTACAAACGTTACCGCCCGGGTGAAAAGCCCCCCTTTCAACCCTTCTCCTATCAGGATATCAAGCCGCCAGCCCTGCAAGGCAACATCACCATTATCGGCCGTGTCCGCCGCACTATCACCGATATGTAGGGGTAAGGAATAACGATATGAATCAAGAACAATCATTAAGATTTTTTCAGCATCTTGATTATGTTTATAATGCTCAAAAAGAAATAGATTCAATCCCTGAATGGAGATTAAAAACAGATCGCCAAAGTGGGCGTTTAACTTGGCTTGCAGCCGTAAAACTTAATGGCGTTCTTGGTGGTGGCGTTTCTGTTCGTATCGCTACTCCTGTTGATGTGTGGGAACATGATATTTATGGTCATATTGAGATAAATTCAGTCGAAACGCTTAGAAAAACCGCACGAATCATCCCCGTTGAATGGAGACCAAGAGGGTTGCACGGAAACCCACCTTGTGGGAACCAAGAATATAGCCAAGTTCTTCTTAAAGATCGCTGGCATCCCTACGATAAGAATAGAAGATTACAAAACCCCAATGTATTTTTTCAAAATAATGTTACAGGTATCGCTGTTCCTCTCCCTCTAGAAATTACCACATTTTTAGATTATCTTAAGTTTTGTGGGCAAGTATGGAAATGTCCATCCATAGAGGAGGTACCAACGCCGCCATGGTCACCCAGATTAATTTAAATCATGACACATTACAGATGATTGCCGATGATGTCGCTCGTTCACTCTCGTCGTCATCAATGTATGGTAATGCCATTTTTATTTCCACAGCTGTTAATTACCCTAATGGCACATCTGTTGTTGTAAGGATAGATGTAAATGGAGAAGATTTTTTAGTATCTGATGATGGACAAGGTGAATTTTGCACTGAATTATTTGGCGGCAATCGTCAGTTTAATACAGTCGCACCACTTATTGCCAAAAGTTTTTATGCCGATTTTGAGCATGGCATGTTTTTTAGACTAAAAGTCAAACGCCATCAGCTTCCTACAGCTGTATCTCACATAGCCAACGCCTCGGCCATGGCTGTAGATCGAACATTGTTAGCTCTAAACAAGCAAAAAATAAAAAACAACCAAGATGTGTTTAACGCCCGCATACGTGAAGCTTTTGGAGAAAAAGCAGCGTTTAACATTTCTGTACAGGGCAGAACGAAAGAATGGGATATAGCGGCCGCAGTTATTAACAATTCAGAGGTTGCCACAGTCTTTGATTTTGTTACCCCTGCCCATGTATCCATAACAACTGCTTATATGAAAATAAGTGACATTGCCGCATCAATCAAAAGGCCGCGAACAGCCATTGTTCTTTCAGACTATGACAAAACAGATGCAGCGATGAGGCAAATACTTTCAACATCTGCAGATGCTGTTATCCCTGCTAAATCCGACAGTGCACAATATCTAGCTGTAGCGGCCTAATTATCCCTCCAACCCCGCCACCACCGGCTTTAACTGTAGCCCCAAAGCACAAGCACACTTTGAGAATTGTGCCAAAGCTTCAAGTTGCCCCCGCCTGATAGGGCTTTATAACTGTTTCCTATTCAGCAAACATTTGGTAGGATAGTCAAAACCCTTCAAAAGGAAAACCCATGGCAACACTCACCTTTAACACGCATGAACTTATCAAGAACCTTGAAAAGGCAGGGCTTAGTGAAAAGCAAGCCGAGGCAATTACCACCGGTATCTTGCTGGCACATGATTCCGCCAATGTTGCCACAAAGGGCGATTTACGAGAAATGGAATTGCGCATTGATAAAAAGCTGGTGGAAATGCGAGGAGAATCAATACTTATCAGATGGATGCTAGGCGTTATCATCGCAGGGATAGCGGGGCTTATCATCAAGACTTTTTTTGGTACATAACCAATCCACAAATTAAAAAAACTCTCAAACCCCGCCCCCGAGCGGGGTTTTTTATTTTCCTGATTCGCGCGGCTTCCCTTCACCTTAAAAAATCTAAAAATATTTTCGTATTTATTTACGATTTATGTTGACAGTAGTAAATATTTACTATAGCCTACCCCCATACCCTGCCACGAAGAAGCTTTTTAAAGCCGATCTGGCGAGACACATAACCAAAGGCACGAAGAAGCACCAGCTGCGACAATCATAGCCA